TACCGGAGGATCAATATATATTTGTACCATCTACTCCGGTGTTTAGTATAGATGAAAAGCCTCCAGTTCCTAGCCATCCAAAGCCACCCTATCCGGGTGATGCAATTTTTGCAAACTTTGGATTACTTCTTGAGGAAGATTATAAGAAAGTTTATTCTGATGGCTTAGATGGGCTATCAGCTATTTGGGTAGGAAGAGTAATTTGGGATCATCTTAATGAGCATCTTACCATAGAAGATTCTATTGCTAAGCATAGAACTGAATGGTTAATTGCTTTGGGACTTTTATAACAATGCCATCTATTCTTGAGACAGGACTAGATCTTGTCAAACAAAGGATGTTGGATATCCCAACAGACAAAAATGGGGCTCTTATAACTACTGTAGAATGGAAATATGGGCTTCCTCTAGTAAAAATTGCTGTTGCTACCCGTGTGAATGGTCACTTTCAAATAGGAGCAGAAGCTGAATCTTCGTTTAAAAAAACATCCACCAATGCAAGCGTCTATGCTTCATTAGTGTGGTAATATTAAAGGATATAAATGACTGAAACCGTTACTGAAATTGTAAAAGCCGAAGCATCAGGAGCAGAGTTAGCAGAGATTATTGGACGCATTGAAAATGTTCTTCATGAGGAAAGGATTGATCATTCGTTCATTGCATTATTAGCGATGGCAATTATGCTTGTTAACCCCGATCTTGAGGTAGAACAGTTACAAACTGTGCTTGATGATGCTAGTAATTTTATCTGTACACATACTGCTACAGCATCTACCACAGGATTAACTCCCTCTTCTAGCGAGATCCTTAATTAAAATGCCATGCCCTGATCATCCTAAGTATCAGGCAAATAAACCTCCAGCAGGTAAATGTAAAGTCTGCTGGAGAATCTGGAATAATAAACTATGTAAGTTACCGAGGAGAGTATTAAATGGAAGTAATGTATAATGAAGATGGCTCTATTACTGAGCTTGAGTTTATTGAGACTGTTACCATAACTGAGATTGAATTTCTGAGCTAATGCCATGATGCCTAAGCAGAAACCCCATCGCTCTAAGCAGGATTATCAAACGCCGCCCGAACTTATTCATGCAATTAAAATGGAACTAGGGATTAAGAACTTCTCTATTGACCTAGCTGCCTCGGGCGAAAATTTTATCGTTCCTTATTATTATTGTGAAGAAGATAATTCATTAGTGCAAAATTGGAACGTGGGTGGGTGGGGTTTCTGCAATCCCCCATATGCTGACATTAAACCGTGGGTTCAAAAGGCATATGAGGAATCTCAAAAAGGGGCGTCAATAGTGATGCTTCTTCCTGCTTCTGTGGGAGCAAACTGGTGGAGAGACTGGGTTCATCTTAAATGTCTCGTAATGTTTCTGAATGGACGTATACAGTTTGTAGGAGCCACTGGACTCTATCCCAAGGATTGTGCTGTTCTAGTATATAGTCCCCTATTAGAGGGGAAGACTGGTTATAAAGTTTGGAGTTGGAGAGAACATGTTTAAACTAAGTGTTCGTAAAAAGATTGAAGCTCTTGCACTTACACAGCCTATCATTTCAACTAATGAGCTGATAGTGCTTACAGAGGGTAAATCCTTCGCTGAGGCCATCTTTCATATGAGAAAAGCTGGCTGGTCTATTGTGAAGAAATCGATAGGAAATCATAAGTATGACTATCATTTCACTGCCCCCTCTGTAGAGGTCATTCAGTGATTATTGCTATAGATTTTGATGGGGTTCTACATGACTTTAAGAACCCCAAACCCGGTAGACGTATGGGAGAACCCATCGAAGGTGCTAAAGAGGCTCTTAAGAGCTTTAAACAGGCCCGGCATAAGATTATTGTGCTGTCTGTATGGGGCAACAAGGCCAGAATCATTGGGGATTGGATGAAGTATTATGATCTCCCCTTTGATGAAATTACAAATATTAAACCAGCAGCAGACTGGTATATTGATGATAACGGGTATAGATTTGAAAACTGGAAGGATACCATAAATGCAATCATGGCCCCTAAAGAAGTTCGTTGAGGTTACATGGGAAGATATTACCTCACATAGTAATGGTTGGAATTCTATTGATACTTATTTAAAGAATACTACAGCTATTAAGTGTAAGTCGGCCGGCTACTTGGTAGAAAAAACTAAAGATTACATTAAGCTCACCATGAGCCAGTGCAGTGACCTTGAAGAGGCTTCTATTGGAATGCTTAAGATTATTCCTATGGGGTGTGTGAAGAAAGTGAAGAGGCTACACTAATATTAGTATTCATATAGAAACTTTAATACTAGAATATATTAACCAATCCTTACCGCTGAAATATTACCTTAAATGATTAACAAACCTACTACTTGTTTCGGTTGCCCACTTTATGAATCTCCTCTTGGCTCTAAGTATGGATTCTCACGTCCAGATGGAGAGGGTCATAAGGGTGTACTCATGGTAGGTGAAGCTCTAGGAAAAGATGAGGCAGAAGATGGTGTTCCATTCGTCGGTCAGGCAGGACATTTTCTCTTTACTAATCTTGCACGAGCAGGAATTGAGAGAGATGATTTCACTATCTTTAATGTGGTTGCATGTAAACCGCCTGACAACAAACTGGTAAAAACTATTTATGAAGAAGCTGCTATTAAGTATTGTACTCCCAATCTGGATAAGGTTATTGAAGCCTCGCGTGCTCAGGCTAAGACAAATGGGAAGACGTTTACAATCCTCACCTTGGGTAAGACAGCCTTTAAACGTATTATGGATATCAATGATGACCATCCTATTATGGGTGTGGATTATCTATGCTATCCATTTTGGTCCGAACGCTATGAAGCGTGGGTAATTGCTGCTGACCATCCTGCTTATTTGATGAGGGGTTTAAGTCACCTTATTCCGACTCTCTTATTTGCAGCAAAACATGCAATAGAAATTGCTGATGGAGGTATAGCTCCTCCTGAGCCTATCTATTTAGAAGATCCTGATCCTAAGCAATTTAATGAATGGATTGATGAATATATAGAAGTATTGCGTTGTGAGCCTAAAGAGACATTTCTATCATATGATATTGAAACTCCCATGAAGCAAGGCAAGGACGAGGAAGAGGTAGCTAAGGAAGACGATGACGATTACACCATTTTAAGGTGCTCATTTAGTTATCGTCCTGGTTATGCCGTTTCAGTTCCATGGACTGCCCAATATCTTCCCGGCCTAGAGAGATTATTCGAGAGTAATGGGGCTAAGGTTGGATGGAACAATTCAAACTACGATAGCCCTAGGGTAAAAGCTCAGTTTACTGTCAATGGTGATGAAATTGATGCTATGCTAGCTTGGCATGTCCTTAACTCTGCCCTACCAAAGGGTTTAGGCTTTGTTACTCCATTCTATGCACAGAATGTAGCTATATGGAAACACTTCTCTAAAGAGCGTCCTGCATTTTATAATGCTAAGGATGCTGATATGGCCCTTATATGCTTCTTGGGGATTCGCAAGGATCTTAAAGAGAACAAACTCTGGGATGTTTTTGAGCGACATGTCATCGAGCTTGATAGAGTACTGTCTTACATGAGTAAGAAGGGTGTCTTATTAGATAAAGAGCTGCGTCTAGTGGGCGAGGAACGGCTGTCTGCCCTGCTTGGGGAGACTCAAGGACATATGGAAGCGGTCGTTCCTCTGGAGGCTAGGGCTCTCAAGGTTTATAAAAAGACCCCCAAAGATACTGCGGGAATGGTACAGACTATAGGATCTATCAAGACAACTAAATGTCCTAAGTGTGGGGAGCAAGGTGTAAAAGCTGTTCATTATAAGTCTGTAGGCAAGAAAAAGCTGAAGGAAGGTGTAGAGGAGAATCCCTGTGCTGGATTAAAGTCAGAAAAGATCACTGTTCCATCATCTCTATGGGCTAAGCCCCTTGAGTGGAAGATATCTAACAAATCAATGCAGCGCTATCAAAGTATACGAAAGCATACACCTATTTATAATCCTAAGGAAAAGAAGATCACCTTCGATGAGAAGGCAATAATGAGGCTGGTTAAGAGGTATCCTAAAGATAAATTATATCCTCAGATCGTGGAGTTTAGAGGAATTCAAAAACTCTTAGGAACGTATGTGGGTGTCACGGATGAAAACGGTTTTATCAAGGGGGGTATGCCTACAGGACCTGATGGTAGAATTCATACCCTATTTACTCACAATCCTTCAACCTTGCGCTCGGCATCCCAACGGCCAAATTTGCAAAATTTGCCTAGGCCGGGTTCTGAAAACGATCTCTCGACGATCATTCGTAATCTTATCGTTGCAGATAAAGGAAAGACGTTCTATGCAAGAGATTATTCAGGTATTGAAGCTGTACTGGTGGGTTACTTTGCTATGGCTCCTAGTTATATCCGCCTTGCCAGACGTGATGTTCATTCATTTTATACA